GTTGCCGTGTCAAAAAAGTTTGCCGTATCGTAGTCATAACCACCCATTGTAAAATACTCACGAACATAAGGCGAAACATTATAGTACGTCTTTACGTTGTTCGAGGCTGGTATAAGTTTTTCAAGTGTGTATTGTGGGTTTGCTGGTTGGCTTCCTGTATTCCATAAAAACAATTCTATTTTAGAACCTGTTTGCCCACTCTCAGAAATTTCCACTATATATGGAGATCTTGCTAAATTCATTTGTTAAATCTTTTAAAGTTTTCTGTAAATGTTTGTCCAATTAAAGTTTGCATTTCTAATCCGTATTTTTCTAATAACTCGGGTGGCAACTGATTAAAATACTTTTCAAATGGTTTTGTAAAAAAAAGTGTTGGTTTGATACCTTGCCTCCAAACCGATTCTCTAACTGCAAATGGGCTTAATCCTCTTTTTTTGCTCCATTTTTCGAAATGCTTTACACTTGGCTTTGTTCCTTTTTTGAAACTGAATTCCGAATTTGGTGCATTTTGTTTCCACATTTTACCCTTATTATTTCGCCTGTTAAATTTGCTTGTAGTTGCTCGTACACCACCAGCACCTCTTACACCTTGATCTTGAAATGCTCCATATAGATCCATGGTAAAAGAAATTTGAATACTATTTTTACTTTCTTTTACATATCCTTTTATGCTATTTGCTAAACGCTTGCTATCTTTAGGTACTCCCTTTTTAGCCTCTTTTATAATATCCTCCTTAAATCTGTCCAATACCTCTTGAATACTTTCTAACATATTGTCATATCATTAGGAATTAATATATCACAAGTCATAGTCCACCCAGCTAACTTATTCTCAAATCGTTCAGTAAATGGTTCACAAGTTGGCTGTCCGTCTATTTGAAATTTATCGCTATATAAATCACCCCTTCTTAACAACTCATAACATCTGTTAAGAATTTGTAACTGAGTATTTAATACCCATAATTCGTTATCATTTCCTGTAAACTTGTCCGTTGTTTCTTGTTTTGAAATATCCGTTATATCCATAGCAAGTATGGAAATATTGTATCGAATTACGTTATTATCAAAGTTTGCTGAATTGACAATTATATGTATAATTGGATATATACTTTGTTTGGAAAGATCTATTTCAAATATATCGCCTTGTGTAACGGTGTTTACTAATATGTCTGCATCAAAGTGTGCTTTTAATTTGTCTATGATATCAAAATAATTCATCTTCTCATTTGTTGTTTAAGTTCGTTTGCTTCGATTTGGTTTTTTTGTTTCTCGAATGTAAGATAGGTGAGACATTTAGTAAGTCGGTAGCTTGTAACTTCGTCAAATCTGGTAACATCTCCTTTAGCGAGTGCATAGATTGAATTATACCATCCCCACTGTCTGCTGAATTGCTGTCTTTCACTATATTGTTGGAAGTCATCATCTTCAGTTCTTTCTGTAAAAAGTTGATTATATGATTCCACAATTCGTTGCCTAAATTCCAAAAAAAAACTGAGCTACTTATTGCTACATTTAATGGTGCAAACTTCATTAAGTCTTGCATATCTTCGTTTGGTTCGTAATCTACAATACTATATGTATTTTTGTGTTTTTCTTTGATTGGTCTATACATAACTGCCATAGCTTTATGATATGTTTTCCAATTTTGTAAATGATTTTCCAAGTCTACATATTCTCCAAATGTAATGTGATCTAATTTTGGCATAAATCCAAACTCAATATCCTTTATTTTAAATTGTCTAATCAAACGAGGCTTTTCACTAAATACTTTTGTGAAGTGTGCAATTAATTCATTCACGTCTTTCATTGGTATTGTAGCAACCTCTTTTAATTTAATACCACAAAATATTTGAATCATTTTATTTGCAATAAATTCATCATCATTACTGCTTTCTTTCATTTCTATAAATTCTTGATACCGTGATAATGGTATTTCGCTTAATGAAGTTGGCAATATTAAATCTACTTTCATATATATATAACTGTTTTTTGATGTTTTTGTGCTACCTGATATTATAGCTTCCGTAATTATTATTCATTCCTAAAGTTTCCATTTCGTGATATCTAACGGCATCCAACGCATGATTAAATTTGTCTATTGGTTTGTTTAGTCGTTTGCCTGTCTTGTCTGAATCCCAGCAATAGCTTCTTAGTTCTTTTATTAAGTTTGTGCTTTGTGATGTTACCAGATAGCTTTCTTGCTGCATAACATCTATTCCATAATTGATAGAGTCTTTGCCTTTTGTTACTCCTTTTATTGTTATACCATAGCGTTGTATATCAGCAATTGATTTGGGTTCAGCACTATCTGCATATACAGGAATACTTTTTGGAAGTAATTTTGCTATGTCGCTATTTAGTAAACCTGTTTGGTATGTTACTTCGTTAAGTATTCGTGTTTCGTTATGTTTATAGATCTCTATAATTGACGTTGGATCATTAGTATAACCAAAATCTAAACCAATACCTAATAATCTTGCTTCACTTGGTATTGTATCTATAATCTTATAATTTGTGAAAACTGCACCCTGAAGCTGCCCAACTTTTCCCTCACCATAAACAGTCCACCAATTACGCCAATATGCACTTGTATTTGCTTTTAGCCTATTTTTTTCAATTTGTTGAACAATACCTTCATCAAGTCCTTCGTTATCCTTATAAGTCAAAATTATAAAATCAGCATCATCTTCCCCTTTTAATTCAGTATGTACCCAAAATTCATTAGCTGGGTTAAAATCCAAAACAACTTCTTTTTTTGTTCTTATAGACAACTCATTATATGCTTCAAAAGTTATATTATTACACTCATTAATGTACAGTATGTCCCTTCTTGCCCCTCTGAGTTTGCTGGAATCATCTGCTGAAAAAAACTCTATAAAACTACCATTAGCAAATTCATATTTCAAATGGCTTTTGTGAAAACGATCATCAAAATATCTATTAGTCCATTTCATGATTTTCAAAAAATCACGAAGACAACCACGCCTTAAGTGTGGAATAGATTCTGCTACAATACTTATTTCTGTATTTGGTGTTTTAGTTGCTCTATCTATTAATATAGGGAGTATGCCAAAGGTCTTTCCAGCAGATGTGCCACCTTGAATAATTTTAATCCGTTTTTTTAAAGCAAGAATTTTATTTATCGCTGTCGTCCTCTTTAACATCTGGAAATAGTGGTTGCTCTATATTAGTTTGCTCTATTTGTTGAATTGGTGCACCGTATGCTGAATCTAAAAGCTTTTGGTAGGCTTGTGTATCGCCCTCTCTTGCTTTCTTAATCAAAGCTAATGTCATAAGGTCTTCTTGCGACATAGTTTCTATTTCACTTGTTAAAGGATTTTTGAGATCTTGCTCAACCGTTAGCCATTTTTTTGCAATAGTGCTTCTATTTTTACTCCCAACAGGTCTACCTTTTGGGTTCCCAGATTGTCCTTTTTTATATGGAATTAAGTTTTCTTCGTTTGCCATAATTATTTATTTTAATTCAAAAGCTGCTGTAATTCTATTTGTTGATTTTATTTTATCAAAACCCTTTTCTTTAGACTTAACACCCCTACCGAATCTTGTACAACTCCATATTTTAGATTTTTTCAAAGCATATATCAAACTTGGAGCACTTGTTACAATAGTATAGCGAAATCTATTTTTTTTATAAGTTTGACCTATTTCATTCAAAAATTTAATACCAAATCCAGCACCTTGATAATCTGGCAAAATTACTAATCTATGAACTTTCTTTATATTTTTAGATTTAGGATGAGGAAAATGTAAAATACTTAAAAAACCTGCAATTTCATCATTAATAGTTGCTATAAATACTTTTGCTGCATTATTATGGTTATGGCTTAAATAGTGGTGTTTAGCAAACATTTTCCAAATTGATTTATTTGTTGCTTCATATATGTTGAATTTAATTTCTGGTCTATTTTTTTTTTGCCCTTCAAATGAATGAAAGGTCATTGTATCTGTGTTAAATACCCAATCAGGCATTAACCAATCTTGTATATCATAATGACACCCAACTGCTATAAATCTTTTTTTACTTTTCCTTATTGCTTTTTGAATTGCAAAGCTGCCTATTTTAGCAACATTGCGATCTACCACGCTTGTAAATTCATCAAATACAAATAACTCATTATCTTCTAACATTGCTCTTGCCAAATCTACTCGCATTTTTTGACCATTACTCAATACTGAATATGGTTTTAACCAGCTTGGTGGACTTGAAAAGCCTACTGAATTAAATGCATTGGTAATTTCAGTTACGCAACAATTTTTTGGCATATCATCTAAAATAGATGCATTAGTATATTCAAATTTGGTAATATAAGAATCCTCAAATAATTGTTTTGCTATTGTAGTTTTACCACTACCACTTTTACCAACAATTAAACCAATTTTCCATTCTTTTGGTAAATCAATATTGCCTTGAAAATGCTCTATTACCTCATCACTTTGTAAATCAAATTTACCTATTATAGAATTTACCCTGAATGTGAGATCTGGTTTATTTTTTTTTACAATGTCAAAACTCGGCATATATATCCTTTTTGTAATAATTCATTATACAATTTTTCTTGTTCTTCTTCAGATTCCAATTCTACCTCAATTCTGAAAGACTCCATAAATGTGTCTGATAAATCTTTATCATCTTCAGATAATTCAAATTTTGGTACATCCATACCCCAATTTTTTAATTCATCCAACTCCCATTCATTAGCAACCATGTCCCAATCCCAATCTCCAAAACCAACATTATCTTTTATAATAAATTCCCTCTGTTGTTTCTCTGTTAATTCATCCGCTTTAATTACATAGACTTCTTTCAATCCAGCCTCTTGACAAGCTTTCAATCTCATATTTCCACCCAGCACAACCATATTATCATTAACGACAATTGGTCTAATCTGTAACATTTCAGGAAATTCTTTTATAGAGTTCACTAATTTGTGAAATTTATTATCCTTAATTAGTCTTGGATTATCTTTGTTTCTTTTTACTTGGGATATTTTTACTTTTTCTGTTTTCATTTTTTATCATCTTCGTATGTATCAAATAGCTTTTTCATTTTACCCAAATAATCACGCATACAACTTGGGCAATGCGTACTTACCTTACCTCTTATTCGGAATACTCTTTTGTATATTTTTATAAAAGTATCTTGTTGGCTTTGCTTCATTATATTTCTTTCTTCACCATACCAATTTTGTAACCATTTGTATTCGTCTTCTTGTAGACACTCAGGCTCAGTAAATCTTGCAAACATTTGATTTAATTTTTGTTTACGCTCTTCACATCCACAGTCCTCTCCAAGTATAAACTTGGCTACTTTATCCACACCTGTTTTTTTTAATACTTTCTCAACTTTATCGCCTACACCTTCATTAACCTTTTTTTTAATTATTCGTTTTTTTGTTTTCTTTTTTTCTGCCATTTTTATTTAATTAATTCGTAATCACCATTTATAAAGTCTTCGTAGTCTTCAGAAATATTTTTTCTTAAATTATCTTTAGATCTTTTTATACTATAAAATATTGTTTTCGTACTTATTTTTGTTTCTGCTGAAATTTTACGCATTGACATTCCAGAATTGCGATAAAGCTTAAAAAGTTCTTGATCAAAATATTCCCAATTTTGCATTTCTTGATTGATCTTTGCTTCTAAACATAACTCAGCTTCATTTTTGGATATATATTCATAAGTTACATAGGGCTGCTTAACTTCATCTATTGATTTTTTTTGCATTTTATGTCTTTCTTTATGTAAATCGTAGACCATAGCCCTTAATACCAAATACACATAGCTTTTATTTACTTGACCTTTTTCGTTAATGATTAAATTCTTTCGATAATATTTAGTCAATCGAATGTACATTTCTTGAACAATGTCTTCTGCATAAATTTCTTCGCCCAGACTAATTACAATGCGAACATAGTCTTTGTGAAATTTAGCAACATCTTTTAGCCATTCCATTTTTTAGGATCTAAACAAATGTAATAAATTATTTTGAACATTTGTATAACGTAATTTTAAACAAACCGTTGTTCATAAAAAAACCCCTATGATTAAATAGGGGTATTCGTACATTTTATGATCCGTCTATGTCTGATATATCAAAAAGGCAAATCTTCTTTATCTTGTTTAGGTTTATGACCATAACCAGCTTCAACTTCTGCTTGATACGGTTCTGAAAACTTTATACTAAAATATTTTTTTCCATTTTTAGATTCGTTTAACCATACTGCCAATTCCTTTTCTTTTCCGTCAATAACAGCTTTCCCTTTATAGTCTGGTTGCTGCTCTGTTTTTTTGTAATCGTTTTTAAAAATTGCTCCTGTGTTGTCTTTCTGTTCCATTTATTTATTATTTATTGTTTTACTTATTATAAATCTGCTACACTTGTTCGTGTTCTAAATATATTTATTTCATGCTCATTCATATATTTACGAGAATAATGTGCTTTATAATCATTGTTTATTTTATATTCATCACCTGTAGTTTCAATTGTAGTATACCAACGTATTTGATTAAATATAGCTTCTGCACTATATTTAGTATAACCAGCAGTTCGAACCCTTTGTGTAAAATAACAGAATAATTGATAAACCTTTGGATTATCTTTGTGAAATTTTTCAAATTCTTTTTTTGTCTTTGCCATAATTATTATTTATTATTATTTTCTTTTGAATTGCCAAACATTTTATCTAAGCCTTTCATATAAGTATTTAACATCATCCTAATAATTTCGCTTTTATTATAATTACTATACATTTGCGTAAATGATTCCAATACGTCTTTTTGTTCTTTGGTTAAGCGAACAACTATTGTTTCTGTCTTGTTACTTTTCATTTGTTAGTTGATTAATTAGATCTTTATAATATTTTCTGCACTCTTCTATACGTTTGTATATTTCTTGTATTACTTCTTCATCATAGTTTACTTCAAAAGTCTTGATTCGTTTTTCTGTAGGTATGTGGTCAAAATTATGTTTAGCTTCAACCTCTGCCCTCAGATCTTCATTTTCATCTATTAAATGATGTTGCCAATGTGCTCGTCTAATTTCGTCCTCAACTATTTGTATAGGTGTATTTGTTAAACAATAAACTAATAAACTTTGACTTTTACCTGTTAATGCCATATACCCCATAAGTTGATAATAATATGATTTATTTGGTATCTGTTTTTCAAACCAAGGAAATGTAGTTCCGTCATAGCTACTTTTAACATCCAAAAGTACATCCTTTGTGTTTACATCGGGTGTACCTGTTAAATAATCATTATTCAAGTTTTCTTCATTTTTATCTATAAAACCTAAATTTAAAACATCTTGAACTAAAACAATAGAATCATCTTCAACATCATTACCTTTATCTGTATAACGGCTTGAAAATTCTTTTTTGATACCGTACATTTCTTCAATAGCTAATTCTTGTAAATACGTCTTGCAAGTCTTGCTCAATACTTCAGATTTGCTTCTTGCATTGGTCATTATTTTACCTAATGCTGAACATCTTATTTTTAACATATTTTAAGTGCTTTAAGTTGTAAATCAGTAAGTTCGTATTGACTTTTAAGTTGTTCTTTAGTGTATGTGCCTTCTTGTACTGCTTTTAATGCATCTTGAAATCTTGCTTTTGTTAAAGTTTTCTTTGCCTTTTTTTCTTTACCGTGTGTGTTTGTACTATCAGCATCTTTAGTATCATCAATTAAAAACAATCCGTTAAGTGCGTACTTTCTTGCATAGCTTGATGAACTACCAAAGCTTTGTGCTATGTCCATGCCTTTACGATCTGGATTTATTCCAGCTTGTGCTTTTACTGCTTGTACTTTGTTACCGTCTGTTATCATAGCCGTAGCTTCAATGTACATATACCCAGCTGCTTCTTTTACTTCATCTGTCAAGTTCAATACTAAACCATTTAATAACGGCTTAACGGCTTCCATAATATCTTCACAACTGCGATACTTGTAATTACCAAACTTGTTAAATTGATTCTTTGGTGCTTTTAATTCTTGCTGAATCACATTCAGTCTTTCTGTTATTGTGTTTTTCATAATGTATTTTTTTAATGTATTACAAATATAACAATAATTGCATTACAAAGCTATTTTTCTAATTTAATTTTTTCCTTGTATTTTTCAATTAGATCTTGCAGTTCTGTTCTTGTATATTTTTTTATTTGATGTGCTTCTTGATAAAGTTTTAATAATTCTTCACCACCGATTCGTTTTTCTATACCTATTTGATAGTTGAGTAAATCACCACTTTTATCTTTATTACACGGTCTACTGCATTGTGCGTGAACATTATTTTCATTAAAACGAACTGAACCATGTCCACCAGCAGAAAAATAATGCCCAGCATCTATATTTCCTTTGCGTAATTTTTTACCACATGATATACACGGATAACCTTTAGCTTCATCTCTTGCTCTAATATACGCATTAAAATATCTTTGTGCTTTTTTAGTTAAGCTTTGCACCGTTTCTAATTCGTCTTTTAGTCGCTTCTTTTCTTTCTTCCAATTCTTTACTTTTGCCGACTCCACCCATACTTTTACACACTCACTTTTAAAGCAGTACTTTTGGTTAAAGTGTTTAGCTTCAAACTTCTCTTTGCAGTTTTTACATCGTGGCATTTATACAACTTTTTAAAATTTCTAAACAAAGTTCTTCTGGTATTTTACTTCTTTCGTAGCTTCCGTTTTTTCCTTGTGTGCCTGTTCTTGAACCTCTTGGTGCTTCTTCGTGATGACAATGTTTGTTGCCATTAAAACAAATTGGTCTTGGACGCCATCCACTTGTATTAAACATTGTATTTAAGTGATTTGTAAATATATCAGTTGGCTTGGCTCTTGTATCTCCGTAACGACAATACCAAACCGTTGCCCTGTCGCTAAATCTTATAAATGGCATTTTTCTGTATGTACCTCTGGGATTCTCTATAAAGTATTTTAAATTTGGATTTAATGATAAATACAATTTTATCAACGCTATCATATTGTTATTTAAGCGATCACATTTTTTTGCGTATTCGCTTTTTGCTTCAAGTGTCAGTTCGTGCCTGTGATGACTTATTGCTGCTATTGAATAAGTAGTACAATCTGGCGAACTCCATATAATATCTGGCATAAATGGCACATCGTCTATTGTAAGATGTTCAATATCTGTTACTAAATCTATATTTTCATAAGCCGTCCAATCTACACTAAAAACTTGCATACCTAAAGCTTCTGCAGCTTTTCCAATACATCTACTACCAGCGTGTAATTCTAAAACTTTCACAATCCTTCTTTTTTTATGTTTAGTTCTAACCTTAATTTATCAATTTCGTGTTTTTGTTCGCTTATTTGCATCTGTAAACGTAAATTAGTTTTGCACTCTAAAATTAAATGTTCTTCTAATTCTAAAAAAATAGATTGAAACTCTGAAATATCTTGTAAACTTTCAAGCATTGAATTTATTAAATCATGCCTTTCTGGATGCGTCTTTTGTAATTCTTCAATGCTACTTGTAAACTTTATAATTGTAGTTTGTAGGTTTATTTTTGCTTTTAATATGTCTAAACTTTCCATCTATCTTAGTTTTTGTAAAGGATTATGACCATAGATCTCAAAACCTAAGCCTCTATTAAAATCACAAAATATATAATCATCTAACAAAGTGTGTTTACCGCCTGTATCAGTATCTTTTACTTTATCTACGCTCACTAAAGTAACATATTTCATTGTTTCGTGTTTAATTAACCTGTGAATTGTTATAAAATCATCACACCTATTGAGAAAACTTTTACCACCTTCCACGTATGCTGCCATAGGTGGTTTTAAATGACCATCCCACATATGACCTTTAGGAAACAAATTGCCTTGCCTTCCACTTTCACTTGTTGGATGCGTACTTATGTATATTGTTTTTCCTGTTTCATTTACAAATTGTCTTGCCATATTCAAAAACTTGTAATTACCTTCATAACCATATTCACGACTTAAACCTGTAAATGGATCTATTAAACAACAATCTGCATCTGTGTTTTTAAAAGCTTCTAATAATTCTTGTGGAGTATATAATCTGGAATTATCTATAAAATCAAAATATTGTTCCAAATGTGTTGAATAACTTCTTATTTGTGAATCATGTAATTCTTTAAATTGTATACCAGAATACATTTGAATAAGATCTCTCATTATTTGACCATATTGATTTTCTCCAGCCCATAAACAAAACTTTAAATCATGCTTTAATGCAAGTGTTAAAAAATACCAAAATACAAAATATGATTTTCCCACATTATCATGTCCCAAAATTATATTGAGTTGTTTAGGTTTGAAAACTATATGTTCATCAAGTTTACAACCAATAGGCAAACCTTGCTTTATTCTTCCGTATTTATAATCTAATAAATATTTAGTATGTATTCCTTTACTTAACATAACCTAAGTCTTTTGCTTGTTTTGTCAATTTATCCTCTTGTTCTTCTTTTGGTAATTTTCGCAACCAATTTTTAGCAGTTAAATATAAACTTTTGTATTTAGTATTTTTTTGAAAGTTTTCAATTGATTCTAACACTTGATCAATTTGTTCTTTACTATATTCTTCATTTAATTTATTAAAGTCTTTTAAACTTATAGATAAATGAGCAAATGCTTTATATATATCTTTTACTTTTACTTTATCTTTTACTGTTATTTTTGTTATTGGCTCATAACATTTGTTATTTTTGTTATCCTTTCCCCATCTTTTTTCCATTCCTTTTTTTCCAGCTTGGCTTCTTTTTTCTCTTGTCTTTTCATATTTTCTCAGATCTCTTTTTAAATTTTGTCTAATAGGCTCAAAGCATATTTGTGTTATAAGATCATCTGTTATAGGATCTAAGTCATTAACATACTGTAAAACGTGCTTAAATAACTTTCCTGCTTGTTCTTCTGTTAGTTTTTCAACTGTATGAATAAGATCGCAGTATAAAATAAATCCTTTTTTGTCTTTTGCCATAAGTTAGTGTATAAAAAAAGTGTAACGCTTTCACAGGGTAGGAGGCTGCTACTAACGTCACACTTAAAAAAATTCGATTGTCCTACCAATTATATAAATTTAAAAATTATTCATTATAATACAAAAATTCTTTTATATTTTTTATATTATCATCATAATTATAACTTGCTTTTCTACGTTTTACTAAATGAATAACTGTAGCATGATGTAATTTTAATAATTCAGCAAATGCCATATAAGTTTTATATCTTACAAACTGACTTCTATTATCAAACCACCACTTTGTAAAATATTGTTTAATATCTATAAAGTTTACAGTTCTATTTGGTAGATCTAAGTCAAATTGTGCTACCGTTAATTCAGCTGTAATATCATAATCACTATCAATGATGATAGG